CTAGAAGGACCCATCGAAATTTCTCACTAGTTATTACTCCCCATAAAGCTCTGCTTAATGGAATGGAAATTAGTACTTCTTCAAATTCATAAATAACAATGAAAACAAAATCAACAAATTATAACACAATAAGATTAATTACTTACTGGGTGATAGCCTGCTGGTTTAGAAGAATACCTTCATCACAACTCATAGCATCTACTTGGATAAACCAGGTTGAAGCTTGGGAATTAGCAAATGGACCTATCTATACAATTAAACAAATCAAAATGATTCGTCAATTGATAGTTTCTTACTTATCTGATAAACCTCAAATTGAGGTAAAACAAATAATTGGGATAAACAGATCCAATGGCCTTCCGAAGTCCATTACCTATCTACACAAATTGATAGAAATGAGAGATCCTAAGGTCCTTCGTTTTGTTTTCACATTATTATCTATATCGCGTGCAATTCCAGGATGGAATAATCCAGACTTAAGTACAATTACAAAACCCTCAAATCCTAATAAGGAATTAATATTAGAGTTAGAAAACTATATGAATAGTTTCTTAGCCCAAAATAATTGGATTTCTAATAATCTTCTCTATTTTGATAAGAAGGAGTTGTTATTTTCGTCAAAAGCTGGTCCAAACGGGAGTGCTACTCGAACATCACTATTTGACCTTGTTAATCTTCCAGAGTCTCTTAAAGAGATATTGAAAGCTACAAATATTGGACAATTAGTTAGTAGATATGAGAGTTTACTGTCTCCAGATCGAGTTAAGTTCTATCATGCCGTTCAACAGAATTGGAGGAAATATAATCAAATAAGAAGTACTGATAAATCAGTTTCACCTTCTTGGTTTGACCAATTCCGATCAAATCCTATTAAAGGGTTTAGTAGAAAATTATCAATAGTTCAAGATCCAGAAGCAAAATCGCGAATAATCGCAATATTTGATTTCTGGTCACAAACATGGTTAAGACAGATTCATAAAATCCATTTTAACTTTCTTCGAAAACTTCCTACAGATCGAACCTTCACTCAAGATCCTATTATTCTTGATAAACCTGAAGGACATAAATATTATTCCTTTGACTTAAGCGCTGCAACTGATCGTTTCCCGCGTGATCTTCAACGAAGACTCATAGCGAAGATGTTCAATTCAGAAATAGCTTGCCAATGGGAGCATATATTAACAGCAGAGCCTTTCTATGTACACTGGACGAAAGAATTCATAAAATATGAAGTCGGTCAACCAATGGGAGCATATAGCTCTTGGACAACCTTTACTATCTGTCATCACTTAGTTTTACAATTCATCCAACATAAACTAAAACTTGATAAAAATTATTATCAAATTTTAGGGGATGATATTGTAATCTATCATGATGAAGTAGCATCGGAATACCAAACAATAATGAAAGGACTCGATGTTGAAATATCAATTCCAAAATCATGCATATCTTCAAATATGTATGAGTTTGCAAAACGGATATTTATTTCAGGTCAAGAAGTAACAGGGATCCAATTAAGAGGGTTTATCGAGGATCATAAACATTATCACTTGATTTATCAATCAATTTATAATTTAGTTTATGAACGAGGATACATAACCGTTGATAATTTAACGATACCTGAAATAGTGTATTTGCTTATGCGAATAATCAAACTAAAAGAGAAACATGCTCTAAACATTAAGTCAAGAGTAACGCTTCTTCATTCATTTAATAAGTTCTTACGAGGGGATTCTATCCCTTTAATCGAAAGACTTAAAGCTTTATACCCTAATTATGAAGGTCAACTTCAGTTACCTGAAATTGAACTTAATAATTGGACGTATCTAGCGCTTGATGAGACGTTAAGACAAATCAATGCTGAGTATATCAACTACGCTAATGATCTTATTTCAAAACCATCAACTGTTGAACAAGCAGCAATAGGACTGGCCGATCAAGCCGACATGTACTCTTCTCCTATCTATTATCTAACAAAACTTCCAATTATAGAAGCTTTAAGAAACAATATCTTGGCTCAAAGTAGAGCTAGAAATCTAGACTCACTTAAGGAAATTATTAAAGCAATTGCTTTACCAACTTCAGATATTTTTGATAAGAGAAATAGCACTAAATTATCATCTACATATGCTAAATTAGCTAAGAAATTCTTAGCAAAATTTGAGTATCATGTAATTAATAATAAACTAACCCCTATGCCAGATCCAAACCTTGGAACACAAGTGTTAGATCATATCAGTTCAACTATGAATAACTATCAAATAGATAGATCTCATGGTCTAATCCCACCTTCACCAGTAAAACCCAAAGAGGTCCTTCCGGACCCTTATGCGTGTGTACCGATGTGGTAGAATCTACTCCAACAGTCGTTCAAGCCTAGGACTCTTAACAAAGAGACCTAAACTCTAGTGGCTCAGGAATAATTAATACGGTTTAACCGAGTTATCAGTTTGGATTTATCCAAGCGATGGGATGGTTAGACATCTTCCTT